CGGACAGGTGGAAGAGATCCACCTAAGTAAAATCCATGAAATGGTAGAGCACGCTTGCAGAGGACTTGCTGGTGTGTCAGAGTCGGCAATCGAAATGAATGCTAACCTACAACTATTTGATGGCATTCAGACGAGTGACATTCAAGAGATCCTTGTGCGCTCTGCTAATGATTTGATTACATTAGATGCACCAAACTATCAGTTTGTTGCAGCACGTCTGCTTCTGTTTGGTCTCCGTAAGCAGGTGTATAATGGACACCCAGACTTGCGTCCTCATATTCAGGAGCATGTGTGGGACTGCGTTAATCGTGGTGTGTATGACAAGGACATCCTTAAATCATACAATGATGATGACTGGGATCATATTGAATCCTTCATCGACCACGACCGTGACTATTTGTTTACATATGCTGGTCTCAGGCAGGTGGTTGATAAATATCTCGTGCAGGATCGGTCGTCTGGGGAGGTGTATGAGACACCCCAACAGATGTATATCATGATTGCAGCAACTCTCTTCCAATCATATCCCCAAGAGATAAGACTCGATTATGTCAGACGATACTACAACGCGATCTCGAAGCACAGGATCAACATTCCAACGCCCATTATGGCAGGAGTACGCACCCCCCTTCGACAGTTTGCGAGCTGCGTTCTTGTGGATGCTGATGACACCATCGATAGCATTTTTAGTAGTGACATGGCTATCGGTTACTATGTTGCTCAAAGGGCTGGCATCGGTATTAATGCGGGGAGAATCCGTGGCATCAACAGCAAAATCAGGGGCGGTGAAGTTCAGCATACAGGCGTTATACCATTTCTCAAGAAATTTGAGTCAACTGTCAGATGCTGCACTCAAAATGGCGTCAGAGGTGGAAGCGCAACAGTCCACTTCCCCATCTGGCACAAAGAAATAGAAGACATCATTGTCCTTAAGAATAATAAGGGCACTGAAGATAACAGGGTAAGAAAACTTGACTACTCAGTCCAAATTAGCAAATTGTTTTATGAAAGATTCATCGGAAATGGAGAGGTTTCGCTTTTCAGTCCTCATGATGTCCCTGGGTTGTATGACGCTTTCGGCACTGATGAGTTTGACGATCTGTATTGTAGTTACGAACAGGATCAGTCAGTCCCTAGACTCACAATTCCTGCCCAGCAACTCTTCCTTGATATACTAAAGGAGAGAGCAGAGACAGGTCGTATTTACATTATGAATATCGATCACTGCAATACTCACTCCTCCTTTAAAGACAAGGTGAATATGAGTAATCTCTGTCAGGAGATCACTCTACCTACAGATCCAATCAATCATATTGACGATCGTCAAGGTGAGATTGCTTTGTGTATTTTGTCTGCTATTAACGTAGGTAAGATTAAGTCCCTGGATGAGTTAGAAGACCTCTGTGATCTCTCTGTGAGGGGTCTGGAGGAGTTGATTGACTACCAGGAGTATCCAGTTGCTGCTGCAGAGCGTAGCACGTTAGCACGTCGCTCTCTAGGTATTGGATACATCGGACTAGCACACTACCTTGCTAAGAATGGTCAGTTCTATGATGACAAAGGTGCATTGAAGTTGGTCCATGAGTTGACTGAAGCATTCCAATACTACCTGCTGAGAGCATCTAACAGACTTGCTCAAGAGCGTGGTCCATGTGAAGCATTCCATCGCACTAAGTACTCTGATGGACTTCTACCATTAGATACATATAAGAAGGATGTTGATGAGTTAGTAGCACCAGAATATAACTATGATTGGGATTCTCTTAGGCAATCTATCGACGAATATGGACTCAGGCACAGCACTTTGTCCGCACAAATGCCTTCAGAGAGTAGCTCCGTTGTGTCAAACGCAACAAATGGAATTGAGCCACCTAGAGACTACTTGTCCATTAAAAAATCCAAGAAAGGACCTCTTAAGCAGATTGTTCCTCAATACAATACACTAAAGAATAACTATACTCTCCTATGGGAAATGCAATCCAACAAAGGATACGTTGAGATTGTTGCAGTCATGCAGAAATTCTTTGACCAAGCCATCTCAGGCAACTGGTCTTATAACCCAGAGAAATTTGACAATAATGAAGTGCCTGTATCCGTTATGGCACAAGACTTACTAATGACCTACAAGTATGGTTGGAAAACATCTTACTATCAGAATACATACGATGCTAAAAAGGATGTAGAAGAGCCTGAGACTACAAGTAAGTTAGATAATCTCTTAGCGGAGATTGATGCAGGTGACGAAGCAGACTGCGACGCCTGTAATGTCTAAAGAAGTTACGATTACACTCAGTAAGGACTTACAGGAAGACTTTGAGTCCTACATTGACTGCTGTGAATCCTTGGAGTTTGCTCCAAGGATCAATGCATTCCTAAATTATATTCACAACTACGGTACATGCACGAATCCAAGGGAGCCACAATGGGACTGACTGTTTTCAACGACAAGAAGGTAGACACCAAGAAACAACCAATGTTTTTCGGAGCACCCTTGGGGATGCAACGATACGATGAATACAAGTATCCTGACTTCGATAAACTAACACAAACACAACTCGGTTATTTCTGGAGACCTGAAGAGGTATCTTTACAGAAGGACCGTGCCGATTACAAGACACTAAATGAGCAACAAAAACATATCTACACCAGTAATCTCAAGTATCAGATCCTTCTGGATTCTGTGCAAGGGCGTGGTCCAGGCATGGCATTCTCACCTTACTGTAGTCTTCCAGAGTTGGAAGGATGCATGGGAGTATGGGAATTCATGGAGCAGATTCACTCCCGCTCTTATACCCATATCATCAAAAACATATACTCAGATCCATCAGAGATCTTTGATTCGGTATTAGATAATGATAAGATCTTAGACCGCGCTACTGCAGTATGCAAAGCATACAACGACTTCATTGAGGTAGCAACTGAGTGGTCACTCAGTAACATGTGGACAGATAGTTGGAAAGATTCCCCCACTTCCCAGTGGACGATGAGGGATGTCAAGCGTAAACTTTATTTGGCTATTGCTAATGTCAACATATTGGAAGGAATTCGCTTCTATGTTTCTTTTGCTTGCAGTTTTGCTTTTGGTGAACTTAAACTCATGGAAGGTTCAGCAAAAATTATCTCCCTTATTGCCAGGGATGAGTCACAGCATCTAGTTCTGACACAGAAGATCTTGAAGAAGTGGAAGGAGGGTGATGATCCTGATATGGTTGAGATTATAAAGGAAGAAGAAGAAACTGTACGTCAGATGTTTCTGGATGCAGTTACCCAAGAGAAAGAGTGGGCAAAATATTTGTTTGAGAATGGTAGCATGATCGGTCTTAACGAGCGTCTACTTTCTCAATACGTTGAATGGATTGCCAATCGTCGTATGAGAGCAATCGGACTAGCACCCGCCTTCGATATCCCTGCTAAAAACAATCCTCTGCCTTGGACAGAGCACTGGTTAAATAGTAAGGGTCAACAAAATGCCCCTCAGGAAACTGAGATTGAATCCTATGTCGTTGGAGGAATCAAGCAGGATGTTAGTGCGGAAACTTTTAGCGGGTTTAAGCTATAAAATTACAACATGGACACGGATACCCAAGGTGTATCCAGATACACATTACAATGCCGAGAAGAAATTGGAAGAGACAAGCAAGGTCCCTGTACTCAAACGAGACACAACCGATTGGTATTCCGAAAACCCCGATACATGGTATAGGGGACCACTTATCCTTCTTGAAGAAACTCAAGAAGGACTTAAAGAATACCAGACCCATTAGTAACACCCCTTACTATCGTCGCAAAAAGAAACGAGATAAGTGAGGGGTTGCATAAATAGTAATGTCATGTTATCATGACAACACGTTCATCCCACTCTTGGGTGGGACGCAAGTAAGTCGCGCAACGGAGCGTTGATCCCAATGATTGAATTATTTTTATATTCATCACTCACCTGCCAACAAGCTGATACAATCATGCTTAAGATGAAAGCAAATGAGAATCTCTCAAATGTTTTTAAGGTAGAGTTGATAGAGACCGTAAAGGAATCTACCCCTGAGTGTTATTGGGACGCACACGATTGAAGGAACGGGGATTAAAAACCCTAACTTCAGGAGACTGACAAATGAACACACTTAACCTCATTCGCAAGCAAATTCACAAGGCATCTGCCTTGCATAACGCACAGATCACTCACACTACATATCGTGGTGTAGAGTATGACACACGTTGTGTGGAAAGCACAGAGTCTCACGGGACTTTTTGCTACCGTGGACAGACCTACAGCAAGTGACCTAAGTAAGAGGGGGTAACCCCTCTTTTTTATTATACTTTTATATGAAACTATTAACGTTAGATGATTACAAGAAAGCAGGAGATACTTTCTGGGAGAAGTATTGGTATGTTGCTAAAGAGTTAGGCGGTGATGCTAAGACCGAAGACATCCTCAAAGTAATGGAGTCTCTGGGTGCTGTTGCACTGAAGTTGAGACTCGAAGAAGATAAGACTTCCCCGTTTGGATTTAAGAAAGAGAAAGAAGAAGATGTCGAAGGATAAGATCGACACACAGGGCATGAGTCTCCCTGGTAAATCAAAGAAACCAAGTAGTTATACTCCGATGCCTGTGAAGCATCGCACAATCTTCACAGCCGAAGAGCGTATTGAGTTGAAGGAAATTATTCATGAGGTACTTGATGAGAGGGGGAGAAGATGAAACCACAGAGTGCGAAAGCAAAGGGTAGAAATTTCCAGAAGTGGGTGAGAGATATGCTCATTGAGCATAGGGATGTCCACCCTGAAGACATTGAGTCTCGCAGCATGGGTGCTGGTGGAGAGGATCTTATCATGGCACGAGATGCTAGGAAGAAGTTTCCTTTTAGTATTGAGTGTAAGAATGTAGAGAAATTAAATGTGTATGATGCTTACGATCAGGCATGTGCTAACTCAGGGAATTACGAACCTATCCTCTTCATGAAAAAGAATAGGAAGCAAGCACTGGTGGTAGTAGATGCCGAATGGTTTATCAAACACTTTGGGGTTGACATCTAACCCATCAAGCATATATAATTAGCAAGTTAAGGAGCGGAGATCCATCATGGAAAATCAATTTCTTGAAGAGATTGATGAGATTAATTATACAATCGAATTTCTAGTGGACCAACTACACGAAGCCTTAGCGGCAGGAGATCTCTTGCGAGGTGAAGTCCTTGCAGACAAGATCAAACAATACTCCGAAGCACCTAAATGATTCATTCTTTATTCTCAATTCCGATTGCACACTATGAAATACAGAATTGGAAACAGAATAAGGAAAGGATCATGAATTCTCTGCCCAACTTTGGGCAAGAGCATTTGGAATCTAATGGTGAGCAATACACAGACTTCTTTCATCAAGATGAAACTGATTTGCCATCCTATGCTGATACGGTAATCGATATTATCGAGCCATACCTTGCTGAGTTTACTGAGCGTAGACGCATCGAGTTTACTGACATGTGGTCTCAAACCTCATACAAAGGTCAGAAGCACGGTCTACATAATCATGGACACAGTGGATGGTCATCAGTAATTTATGTGGACTTCGATCCACAATTCCATCAAGCCACGCAATTCATTTCACCTTTCAATAACCCTTGGAGCGGTAGGTTACAGACCTTCATTCCACCTGTTAAAGAAGGGGACATGGTTATTTTTCCAGCAACCATAGCACATGAGGCACTACCCAATGAGTCTGATATACCACGCACCATCGTTTCGTTTAACTTACGAGGCAAAGTTGACAAGGTTAAGAAGACCCTGTGGGAAGGTGATCCAATTGTTCGCGTAGCAATTTAGGGTCCAGTAGCTCAGTGGAATAGAGCATCGCTCTTCTAAAGCGTTGGTCGCTGGTTCGAATCCAGCCTGGATCGCTTGCACTTCGGTGCATATTGGAAAACCGCATAGGAGTCAGTCATGACTGTTAGAGATCGCTTTGCAGATTCAGTGCAAATTCTGAAGGATACTGCCAATGGCAACATTGCCCTTGACACAGTAAATCCTCCCCTCTTCTCAGCACTCTGTCGTTTTTATAGTGACAAGAGCGCACGTCACGTCCACTTTTGGGGACTAGATGTTGAGGAGGACTACACGATTCTCGTTGATAACATGATTGCGGATGGTGTCTTGGAAATGACATAAACTTTACCCTGGTCGGGATAATATGCTTAAAGAAGAAATCACAATTTATAAAGGTCGCGCCTGCACCCCACTCAATGATGAGTGTAATGACTTTATCTGGGGTAATGTTATCGATGAATCCGTTGTGGTGGGACTTGAAGATTTCTGGCATAACCAAAGCGTCTTGGAGTTTCATGAGGGGCAAGTCCTTAGACAAGGGGATGTGACAGTGGATAAAGAGTATAAAGACTCTCTCGATCTGCACGTCCCCTTTCAACTGGCTTGTCCTGAAGTGTTTAATTACATGCAGGCACTTCAAGGCGTGCTCAATCAATACTTGGTAAGGTTTCCCTTCGCAGAGACCTCACGATTCCAAGTAAAGGAACCACTGTCTATGCAGTGGTATCCTAAAGGTGGCGGATTCAAGCAGTGGCATACCGAAAGGTCTAATGCTTTGCCTGGAAATATCTACCGTCATCTAGTCTTCATGACGTATCTAAATGATGTCCCTGATGGTGGCACTGAATGGTACTACCAACAGAAGTATGTGCCAGCGCAGCGTGGATACACTGTGATCTGGCCAGCAGACTGGACATTTCATCATCGTGGTAGAGTTTCTACGACAAGTGAGAAGATGATTATTACAGGATGGTTTAATTTTATTTAAGGAGATACATGGAGACACAGGACGACAAATGGAATAGGGGACTTGACATTTTCATAGAGAGTGTGCTAGAACCTGACCCCAAACTGAGAGCATGTGCTCATTCCCAGAAATGTTACCACGAACTGTTGTGGATTCGTGAGGATGTGCTATCATATTTGAAGACACTCAGACGACCATGAATGATCTTGATCCAAAGTCTGTCGCAACGACTAAGACTACTGTGATCCACGAGCGGTTTCCCTATCGCTATGTGCAGAGAGGCACCATTCAACTGAATGGTAAACCAGATTATCGTTTGCAAAAAGCACACGAGTATACTAAGAAGTATTCTGACATCTATCTCTTTGATAATGGTGATCAGATGCTTCTTGCCATTGAAGACTTTGAGTATGCCAAATGGTTAGATCCAGAGGGTGTGCC